TTAATTTTCTATCTATTTCTGTAGATAATTTAACTTGTTCTGAATTTTTAGATTTTTTAGATTTTTTCTTATCAACATTACCCTTTTTCATATTTCTGCCCAAGAATGTGTCCAAGAAACCTTCATCAACAGATTCTCGAATACCACCCTTTGGCATATTTCTCATTTTCTGAGATTCGATCCAACCCTTTGCCTTTGGGTCCGTAGGGGCCCGGCGAATCCACTTTTCAAGTTTTTTGTGTACAACTTTGCATCCAGAATACCAATCAGCACCATTCGAATTATCAATAACATACATGTTGGATTTTCCAAAAATACTTTCATATTTTTTCAAATTCTTTTGAACGCTATTCCACATTTCGGAAACTTTATCTGCACCGATAGTTCTAGATCTGTTTTGATCTCTATCAATCGCCGTCTGCAAATCTGTATTGACATATATCATTGCACATTCATATCCAACCTTGTCCAATAACGCCTTCTGTCCCTGCACCTTAAAAACATTTGATCCAGTACCGTCGATAATCACACCCAAACGGCCGTCAACATATAGAGACTTTTGTTTCGCAGTAATTTCGGTTGCTTTAACTCTAATTTCTTGACCTTTGTCGGACCAAATATCAGCAGAGTTTTTAGGGTCTAAACCGGCAGCTTTCAAAAGTTTTTCATATGCAGGGTCCGGATTGACTACGCGCATCCCAATATTGATAAGTCCTAACTGTCCGCCGCCCATAAAAATTCTAGGATCTCCGCCGACAGACGGCGAAAGAGTTTTGCTGGCTGAACTCTTTTCAGTACCAATAAAAGATTTTCCAGAGCCGGGCCCGCCGGCAAGAAATACTGCCTTAAAAATTGCAGTGTCATTAATACCTTCAGAAAGATAATCGGCGATAATATCGCCCATCATAACTTCTTCATAAAATTTTCTAATCGACTTATCCATTACTTGTCCCATGCCTTTGCTGCGTTGAAATTGTTATAACTGAATTCCATTCTGTCTACTAATTTTATGGCGTTTTGTCCGGTGCTGTCAATGGCGACATAACCTTCAGGATTAGACACCTTATAACCATTATCCACCTTAACAAAAATATCAGTCATTTGTCTGATACTATTTAGTTTATTTACAATTAGAGATTTTGCCGCTATCAATTCTTCCATAAAATCTACTATTGCATATGCAACAGAATCTAGTTTAATAAGTTTTTCTACTAACTCATCGCGTAAAGCGGCCTTGGCCGCTCTTGACTTTTCGGTTTTCAATTTCATTATCACTTTTTCATCAAAGTGTTTTTTGACATACATCGAATAACCAAGATTTTTAACATTTTTTGTAGAAATATTTTGACCTTCGCGGATATATGTATTCAAGTATGTTTTGAAACTGGCACCAACCAAACCCTTATTCAGTGTCTTGTTTTGCAGTTCCAAAAATGTTTTCAAATCGGCGGCCTTAATTTTTTTAAATTTTCTCCCAACAGACGACAAAACACCATTCAACGCAGTCGTTTCGCTTTCAGTAAATTTTGCACTACCGGAGACATCTTTATATGTCGCATCATCCATCCAAACAGATGGGATATTCTTCATTCCAGAAATATTCGCGCCGAAACTTGCAGACATTGACTGCAAATCTTTACCCTTATAAGTGGTATGCCACACGACACCAATTTTCGCGGCGGAGATAGTTTTGCCGAGTTTCGACGATCTTTCTACTGCATAAATTAATGTATTTGGTTGAAAAGTAACGTAATCTTTGCCACCTAAAGTTTTGTTTTCCGTATCGTTTGTAAACATTAAATCACCCTGTAACACACCCTTGATACCCAATTTAGAAAATTCCGTGAAAGAAATTTTGAACTTGTCCTTCAGTGTGTCACTCAACTTGGTGTCTGCATCTATCTCGGCGATAGATTTATACAACAAAGGGACTGCATTGAATACAGATTTTTTTGCAATGAAAAATTTACCATCGGAAGGATCTGTTCCCGCAAAAACTGCTGGGGCACCATCCCATTTGACTGTCATGTTCATCTTACGACCAGATTCGCCCTTCAACATGTCTCGCAAAGACAACAAAAAATTGACTGCAGCCCGTGCGCCATTGATTCCACCATTTAAAATCTCATCTTCCAAATGTTCTAGGTGTAAATTTTTACCACCTTTAGATTCTTTCAAGAATCTACCGAAACTACGCATACTCTACTTCTCCTATGTTTGTACTCTATATTTATGATAGTTTTCCAAAGGGGCCGAAATAATCACCCTTCTTCTGAGACATAAAAAATAAGTCTCTAACAAATTCTTTTCTTCTTTTTTCGGACATATTGGCGATAATATAGGCAAAGGTTACAATTTGTGAAATCGTTGTATTATCCTTCGTTCTACCCTTAGTCCAAGATTGTTCGAGTTGAGAGACAAAAAGTTTCAAATCACCTTTAACAGTGAATAGTGATTTTTTTGCCATTATAACCTTTAATTTTTTTTCAAAATCTTTTTTATCTAATTTCATAAAATGAGTATGCTCTGGCATACGTTGTTTATCTTTTTTTAGTTCGATTTTAATCATATCTTTGGGCACTTTTCCCAAAAACGCGGCCGCTCCAGTAGCAACAAATTCATAGGTAATATTTCCAATAGGACCTGTATTACTTTTTACACCCATCTGGTAAAGTTTGTTATCATATTTTACTTCAAGTTGACTCGTGACAGAGGTGAAACTTTTTGTTTTGGGATTATATGGAATATTTAAAACAAATGTTGAATAAGACACGTCTAAATCTTTTGTGGTATTGGATAGATTTACCAAATCATAACTTAATTTTTTGCCGTTATTCTTTTTCAATGAAATTCCGACAATATCCATTTTTTCATATGCCACTCTGCATATCGCGTTACATTCTTGTATACTGATTGCATTTATTAATAGTTTTTTATAATGTGAAAGCTTTGATGATTTTATCAACCATATGTCCGCTGGATTCCAAGAATCTTTTTTTGTGATTTCATAATTATCGTTTATATGTTTTGTTATCCAATCCATGAAACCACCATCGCGATTATACACGTTGAAATTATTATTGGGGAGTTTGGTTTCTTTTTCTATTTGATAAAATTGTAACTCAAAAGAATTATACCAACTTTTTTCTGCGATCATGTTTGGATATATTTCTAAAAGTTCCGGCAGCAGCTGCTCAAATTTTTTATAATTTTTAGTCTCGCTGGATAACAATTCTTCAAATATTTTGAGAGTAACCAACTCCTGTTGTTGAGTTGTCGGCGCAGTACTATTAGGATTTGAACCATTACCGAATCCTAGCGCTAGATTGGGATATAGTTTTTTATATGCCAATAAGTCGACGGTCAGTTTAAAATCGTTCAGAATTTTTACCTGTCCGAATTTTGTACCTTGGGCAGTTTCCAATGTTATAAATTCGTCAAAGTCACCGCCATAAGTCGCCTGCATTGTTTCAAACAAAGCGACTGCGGAGTTTTCTCTTTTTGTAATCAATCCAAGATCTTTGATCTCTTGGATTGATTTTGGTCGATAGTTATATGCCACAAAAAAACCTTTTTTATAGTGTTATTATCGACTATTTATAAAAAAATTTTTACATGTAATGCAAATATGTTCCCACGATATACTTATCATCTGATATCGCTGGTTGGGCCTGGTGTGGGTGCGTCCAGAAAGGCGGGAAGATTGCCAATCGACCACGTTCAGGTGTAATGCTAGTATTATAGTCGGGAAACACAGTTTCGCCACCCTCTTCTACAGAGTTGAGATAGAAGAAACATACCAAAAATCTGCGGGCGGAGGCATAGTCTCCCACATCTGCATGATATTTAAAATCATCATCAGTACCGGCTAAATATTTTTTCATTCGGACTTCTTCATTTTGACACTGATTTGGAAAAAATGCAATATTATTGTGTTGTCTATAACTTTCTACATATTCCGACACCTTACCTAAAAGCAACATAGACAGATCCTCAAAATCTTTACTCATATCTTTAAGAGCAGGATCAAAAAAATTCAATTCGGTGAAGCTTCTATATTCGGCATGTTCAGTCTTTTTATGATGTTCAGATGCTTCCTCAAATTTTTCGATAATATTGGTACATTCTTGTTCTGACAGTACATTATCCCAGACCGAGATAAATGCGCGGTTTCCATCTGGCGGATTGACTTTAAATTTTTCTTGGTCAATCTCAAAATGGTGTTGCGCGTCTCCACGATTTTCATCCATATTTTCTTGTACCTTTGTAAGTGCCTCTGGATCGATACCAGTTTCAATTTCTGTATTTTCATTGGTCATAGTTTAATCTCCACATTTCCTATTTTTTTGCTTGTTTTGTTGTTTGAGAAACTTTCCTTAAAGCTGCTCTCTTTAGTATCCTGTATTAATTCATCTTGCGCGTCATCTTCAACGTCATATAATCGCATCTTAGGACGATCTACACCCACAACAAATCTTTTATGTTCGTTTGGATCGTTGTAACGGTTCTTGAGTTGTTTAATGAGAATTTGTCCCATTTCTTCTAATTCTTCGGTTGCGATTAATGCAAACATTAAATCGGCAGTCGCTGGCAGTCCAAATGACTCCGAAGTATCCGTCAAATCAACATCACTGTTACCATACCCACCGCGAGTTGTCTGTGTGGCGGTAACAATTGGAACATTGTTTTCGACTGCGAGGCCTCGTAATTCTTCGGCAATAGATTTTATCAATGTATATGAATTTGCACCGGAGCCGGCCTTAACCCTCGATGACGAACAGATATTTAGATAGTCAATATAAATGACTTTTGGTCTGAAATTCTTTTTGAGAGACAACTCATTCAATAGGTGTCTAAAATGATTTGCATTGGCCACGGCAGTCGGATATTCCTTAATAATCAATTTACCAGTGGTCTTGTTTTTCAACTTATCAATTTTTTTATCAAACGTACTTCTTGTCATACTGGCAACATCGCCAATAGAAGTATTCAACAGATTTGCATCAATTCTTTCTGCAATCTTTTCTTCAGACATTTCAGCAGTAATATAGAGAACATCAAACCCCATCAACAAATGGTTGGCAGCGCAATCACACATGAACAACGACTTACCAACACCAGTACCGGCAAGAGCGACATTCAACGTCTTTTTAGGTAAGCCACCCTTCGTAATACGGTTCAACATATCTAAATGGAAAGGTATCTTTTCCTCTACTCGCTGATAAAACTCAAATCGAGATTCCCAATCTTCAATAAAATCGTGTCCGATATTACTGTCAAACGATACTGCAAGAGCCTCGCTCAAAATCTTAGGCATTTCACCCTTTTCAGGCGAATCGTCATTAATAATAGTTATGGACTTCATAACCGCATTATATATCGCTCGGTCTTGACACCACTTTTCAGTCGCATCCAATTGCCATGCACTATTTCTATGTTCTTCTTTTTGGTTATGAAGATACGCAACCATATCCTTACATTCGCTGAAAATATTCTCCGAAACGTTTTTGTTGTCCAAAGATATCATCAACGAATCTTTTGTAGGAAGATCGTTATATTTTTCTATATGAGTCCGCATCAAATCATAAACGATTTTATTCGATTCACTCTGAAAATAATCTTTTTCAATAAACGGAAGGGCCTTTCTAACATAGGCCTCATCCGCAAAAAGACAATTCATCACTACCTGTTCAGTCAGTTCCATTAAGTTTTTTCGCTTCCAATATCAACTTTTCATATTCACTTTTAAGATGATCGGCCTGACGAAATAATTCATCAGACCTTTCCTGTTTACTCTTTTCTCCGGTCACACGAGTCATTGTAAATGTAGTCGGTTCTTTGTCCTCTGTCCCATAAACCTCTTTCCATTTATCTTTGGGACATCGAATATTCGCAATCTTGGCCTTGGCCGGCATGAAACATCCACACGCCTTGCAGATTTTTAATGTCTGACCATATTCTTCACAGGACCTACATATTGTCAACCTCTGTTGATATATGTGATTTGATGCGAATATTTTACTCATTAACCAACCCTATATTTACTTCTAATGTGCTCATCGAACTTTGGATCGCCAAGAATGGGATCC